GGATTAGCCGGTCGGAGCGTTCCTGATCCTCGAACACGTGGAATCCCGCGTTTAAAGCGCGGCGGTTGATCTGTTGCTTTGGATGCATCCGGCTCCTCCTTTTGGGGCGTTTGCCCGGTCTGATATTGATCGACGATTTCTGTATTGGCCACGTTGAGCGTCTGCGTACGGCGTGCGCCCATTTCCCCTCCGATGGGGGCCATATTAAAAATTTCAAGCAATTGGTCGGTCGTGATGGCGCCCTTATTGTCCAGCAGTGTCGCTGCGGCAATCTTGCTTGTGATGCTGGCGAATTGCAGCCGGTTTGCCTCGGCGACAATTTTATTGCCGAATCCGCGCTCCCGCTCGGTAAACACCCCTATCGTCGCGCCTTGTCCGAGCTGTATGAAGAATGGCTCCAGCTCGCTTTCGTAAAAACCATTCCACTCTATTTCGGTGTATGTATTCTCCACGATCGCATCGCTGACACCGAAGTAGCTGTAGATTCCATCTTTGACGAACGCAAGCTGGGCGGCCGGTATCGGCTGCTGCTTGTCGTTCGCGGTGATAAAGTCCCACTTGCCGTCCACCGCGATAATTCCGCCGCCGTTTTCGTCCTGCATGAGATTATCGCGAACAAATTCATCGCGCCGCGACTTGATATCTTCGGCCTTTGTGGCCGTCGGAACCTTTAGTATCCCCCGGATGACCGCCACCATCTTGGCCAGCTTTCCCATGCTTTGATTGAATGCTGTCGCGGTGCTGAGCGTGGCGTCAAGGGCGCGGTTGTCGCTGCCGAAAATGTCGTGATCATAAAAGTGACTGCGAATGTGTATTAAATCGCTATACGGTACGGTGTAGCGCCTGCCGCTGGCAAACGCCATCTCACAATAAAGCTCGCCGTCGTGCTCCAATAAAGTGATGTATTGCGCCAATATCGGATAAAGCGCCTTGAGCTGATTTCCCTCCCACACCGGGTATATAAAAGCGTTGTTGGTCAGCTTGTAACAGGCTGCGATTTTGTAATAAAAGGCATATGCAGTCATGTGGGGGTTTGGCTGCAATGCCAGCAAGCGGCTTATGCCGCTGTCCATCGTTTCAATGGTGCCGCCGCCGTGCCGAACGTGCTTGGGTGTGACCTTGGCGGCATTCTTGGCGAACGCGTGCACCGCCTTGCGCACGAGATCATTCTCCCATTGCCTGCCGTCATAGGGTGCGAAGGTGTTGTCGTAGCTGCTCAGCAACCTGTATTGCTTGCCGTATACCGCCTGCGCGATGTACTTGCCGAATATCTTCTCAAATAGCCCCAAGCCCTCACCCCACCTTGTACATAAAGTCGCTGTAATCTCTGACGTAGACCGTCCACGCATTGAGTAAGCTCACCGTTCCGTCAATGCGCCGCTTTTCCTCAAGCTTTACCGGCATAATATTTTCCAGTGTGCCCGCTCTTTTTACCCCTGTGTTGTTCAGGCACCAAAGCAAAATCTTGTGTTTGTTGTAATTGACTTTTTTGTCCTGGAGGGCCGCCCCCATTTCCTTCATCGGCTGCGACCATGTGTACATTCCTTGGACGACCTGTTCCATGTCGAATCCGCAGTCTTCCATCTCCTGCACCCAATAGCCCGCGAGGGCGCGGTCATAACCGATTTTGTGCGCGGTGATTTTGTGTATTTCCCGCATTTCAATGAACCAGTCGGTTATTTTTCTGTAATCCACCCGATTTCCTTCGTTGATGGTGATCAATCCTTGCCGCTCCCATTCCCGGTATGGGGCCTCCTGTTCCTCGCTGGCCTCAACAATCTTCACCCGCTCTTCCGGGATGAAATAATGCTGCAGCACATAAACAAGCGGATCATCGTTTGGCTTGCGGATCAGCAGCGTCGCGCAGGTCAGGTCAGTTGTGGCGCTCAGGTCACAGCCTCCGATGGCGTACGTGTTGTAAACATCCTCCTCGGTGAAGGTCAAGTCGTTTTTGACCGCCTCGTAGCTTAACCACGCTGACGAATCATTTTCTCTGACATTGAAATCCTTACACAACATGCGCGGCAAATCGTCCGGAATCTTTTTCGCCTGTTCCACAAAAACCCGCAAGGTGTCTAATTGCTTGATCGTACCAAGTCCGGGGTTTGCTTTTATCCAGGCGGATTCGTCAGTCCATTCCTCGCGTTTGTCGAGTTCATAAAGCACTGGAAAAAATGTATCATCAATAATTTTCCCATCTGCAATTTTGCAGGCATACTTGTATTTTTCATCAAAAATATTTTCGCGCAGGGTGCCCGCTGTCGTGATCATCACAATCAGCGGCTGGCGGCGGTTCGATGCCCCGCGTTTGATTGCATCATAAAGATTCGGATCGCGGATGGCGTGCAGTTCATCAATGATCGCCCCGTGCACATTCAACCCGTCCATTGATTTGCTTTCAGATGCGAGCGCCGTGAAGGTTCCCAGTGTCGTTTTGCAAAAGATGTCGTTACGGCGCTTTTTTGTGACCGCCGCAATGTGCGGCGAATGCGTTCGCATGTTGGCTGCCGCCTTCAGAGCGATGGACGCCTGGTCTCGTTTGGTCGCGGCGCAGTAAATTTCTGGCTCACCTTCATCGTCCGCAATCAGCAAGTATAGCGCCAACGCCGCGAGCACCGTTGTTTTTCCGTTCTTTCGCCCAATCAGCAGCATCACTTCCCGGAATCGCCGCAGGCCGGTTTTTCGGTGCACAAAACCAAATATCGCCTGAATGAATGCCTTTTGAAAAAGCTCCAGCCGAATCGGCGCCCCCATGACTCCCGCGCTGCTCTTGCAGAAGAACTCTATGAAATCAATCGGGTGCTGACCCCGCTCTTCATCGAAAAAATACTTGCTGCGCTTGTGGCCACGGCTGTACTTGATTTCCTCGGCCAGGCGGTTGTAGACCGCTGCCACGCGTTTTGATGTCACGATTTTCCCGCTGTTTATTTTTTTTGTGTACTCAATCACCCAGTTCATTTCTTTTTCCCTCTGGCCGCCGTGAATTGAGACATCTCGCGAGCCGCTTCTTTAGCGATGGTTGTTGGTTCCGGCAGCTGCCCTTCCAGTTGTTTGCAAACTGCAGCATAATTTTTAGTCATGGTGATATGTTTTTCGAGCAGCGGGTGCGCCCTGTCGATTTCCTGATCGCCTTGTTTCATCTTCACAATCAGGCCGTCGCGCTTGATTCTTTCCTCCATATTTTCCAGAGATACGAGCATAAAGGCGGCTCTATCTATCAGTTTTTCGGTAGATTTCCTGCGATTTTCGTCGGTTTTTTCAAAGATTTCCGCAAGTCGTTCCTTCTCGCTTTTTATCCTCGCATTTATTGTTTTTAATCCCTCGCCCGCACGCGTGCCCAAAATGCGCCGCCTCCTTTCGAGTGTTGGGGGTGGGGGTCTACGCGCAACCCCGGTCGGTCAGAAAAGGCACTGATATGCGGTTCTCTGCAGCGGTTTAAATATTTTGAGGTGGGGGGGTATGCACAACCTCAACCGCAACCGCGTTGATGCACTGCATGATCAGCGTTGAGCCCTCAGCCGTCTCCAAGGCAACCGGTTCATCCGATAGCAGCATATCTGTCAGGTCGATATCAGCGGGCGCCTTCACCGTGTATGAGATCGTCCCCTGCTGTGTGTGAATGTTCAGCGTATAGTATTTCATGGTGCCCTCCTGATTAAGTTCCCATCCACATCGAACGCAAAGCCTTCTCCCGCAGCACTCTTTGCCTGGTGCTCCTGCCCGTGGCATTTCTCGCACAACAGTTCCAGGTTGTCCTCGCCGAACACGATGACCGAATCACTGATGTTCTGCGGCGTAAGATAAGTTTTGTGGTGCACCGTGTTCCCCGGATCACCGCAGCGGGCACATAAGCCATCATCCCGCTGGATGATATATCCCCGCACCTTTTTCCACTGCGGCGATTTGTATATGTGTCTGGCAAATTCCCGCACGACGCACCTCAAAAAAATACACTGGATAGCCTTTCGCATATCCAGTGTATCATAGAGCCCTGAACCCACTACTGTAAACTTTCCTCCTTTAGCCCCCTTTTCTCGGCGCACAGGTTCCGTGCC